CCTTATGTGTTCAAGGACACAGATCAAGACGCGAATCTGAATGAATTGAAAAAAATCATTCCAAACGACAGAGCTAGTATTCCGCAAATCTGGTGGCATGATCGTTACATTGGAGGATACGACGAATTCTCCGAAGAAATTACTAACACAATGGGTGGTTTTGGTGATTCTCCATTCTGATAAGATTCCAGACTTCGAAAGAGAGTTAATAAAAATCATGGTCAATGAAGCTTGTACAATGAGTCAAGCTCTCAATCGTGCTTTCGTTATTCACAATGTTGATACAGAAAGTGTCTTCGATCTGGTTGACTTTTTGGAAGAAAGGTTGCATGATCTAGACAAAGTTCAGGCAATGATGGAAATTTACACAGGTTACATTCCAGACTTTCAGCTAGTGAGAATTGATGATGGCAAGGCGAAAATTAGTCGGACCGACAAAAGCTGAGAGACTAGAAGCTCAGAGAAAACAACATGAGCAGTTCCTTCGTCGCATGGGATACAAGGGAACTGCTCCAAAGACTTCTGTGAACGAAATACCCGACTATGCTACAAGCAACTATCGCATCACTTCTAACGTCATACCGGGCAATGGTGCAAAGAAAAAGTCCAACACATACAGCGGCAATGAAATTGCTGGAATTTCTGTAATGCACAAGTCAAACCTCATGCCCATTCGAAAAGACAATCCACAAGCTGCGATTGATGCTGCCCAAATGCGTAGGAACTAAGAAACCAGTCATAAATAGCTTCAAAAAGGAGCTACTTTATGACTGTGATTGCTGGTATAGACTATTCGATGACTTCTCCTGCTGTGTGCATCCATGACGGCGAAACTTGGTCCGTGGAAAACTGCACATTCTACTATCTCACCCCAAAAAACAAGTATCTTGTCATCAACGACAGAATTCGTGGTTCACTCTACGAAGAGTTCGAGACACAACAACAACGCTTCAACAATCTTTCCAATTGGGCTCTTGGTATCATCAACTCTCATGGTGCCTTGAAAGCTGGACTTGAAGGATACTCCTACGGAAGCACCGGAAGTCGTCTGTTTGAAATTGGCGAGAATACTGGACTGTTGAAACACAAGATGTGGACTGCTGGCGTTGACTTCGAAGTTTACGCACCAACTTCTGTAAAAAAGTTTGCTTGTGGCAAGGGTAACGCAAACAAGGAAAAAATTTGGGATGCCTTTCTTGAAGAGACTGGGTTGAACCTATTTCATCTGATAGGACAAGAAGTTGGCAAGGCGTGGAACCCAGTCAGCGACATGTTCGATTCCTACTACATGTGCAAGTATCGCTTCCACAGCGAAAAGAAGTCTTGACAATCTTCCCAAGATGGCCTAAATTGATTGTATACGAAGAAACACAATGGAGACGAGACTATGCAAATCACTCGCAAGAGCGTTATTTCGGGCATTCAGCGCACAATGGAAATCCCGGTAAACCCAGAAGACTTCATGTCCTGGCAGGCTGGATACGGCAACATCCAAGACCTCATGCCGTATCTGTCACTTGACCACCGCGAATTCATTCTCTCTGGCATCACAGCTGATGAATGGGATGCAGCATTCGCGGAGATCGATGAGTGAACTTTATCTTCAATGGCCCGCCTGGTTCTGGAAAGGATGAGGCGTGCCACTTCCTCAAAACAAACTACGGCTATACACACCTAGAATTCAAGGATCAGCTGTTCAAGGAGACGTTCAAATTTTTTGGTGTATCTGAGGGTTGGTTCATGGAAGGATATGATGATCGTTCCATCAAAGAGATGCCGGTTCCGCAGCTTAGAGTGAATGGTAATGCTCTCAGTCGCAGAGATGCAATGATTTACGTATCAGAAAAATTCATCAAACCAAAGTATGGCAAAGACTACTTCGGTGTCAAGACTGCCGAAAATGTAAATAAAACAGATAACTATTGCTTTAGCGATGGTGGCTTTGTAGAAGAAATCCATCCGTTGATAAATAAACTTGGACACGATAAAATTCGTATTGTCCAATTGTATCGCACCGGATGCTCGTTCTCGTCTGATTCTCGGAACTACATAGACGGCATTTTGACAGAAGAGTTTGGGTCTAATGACTCCAACACCTTAATTCAAAAATCAGAGCCACAGATACCGATCCGCATGTATCGGATTCACAACAACACATCCGTTAGCGACTTTCATCAAATGATAAGAGAAATACTTAGAAAGGAAGCTAATGCAAACTCAGAGGGTGCAGATTTTCAATGAAAATCCATATGACGTTCAATGCGTAATGGATTGCATGAGGATTGCTAAATCACAAAACAAAGAATTGGTCTTTCTAGATAAATTACTCGCAACACTTCGTATTGATTCTGAAGCAGATGTTGTGAATGTTAGTTATCGTATACTTATGGACCTAAAACTACTAAAACTTGAACCTGCAAAAACCTGAAACAAAGGAGACTATATTATGGGAAGCAAGGCATCCGGCAAACACTACACCTCAAAGGGAGAGCGTCGCAGCTCTATTTCAACAAGGTCGAGTGATGACGCTGATCGCGTCATCAACGTCCAGAAGGCTTACTGGGCAGGGAAAAATCCGTGGGTGACCATCGACAATCCCAATAAGAACGAAACCGCAAAACGAAAAATCCGGGTTCGCGCGAATGAACTTTGGGGAAGTCCTAAAGAACGCGAAAAGTATCGCTTCGTTATTGCGGGGTCTTGACATGATTGACATGACAACCGAATCCGTAAAAAATGCTCTACATAGGGGAGTTGTGACCGTCGGTTTTACTAAGACAAATGGCGAAACCCGCCAGATGCGTTGCACGCTCCGCTCTGACATGATTCCTCCCGCTCCTACTGTCGAAGGCAAAACGCCGAAGAAAGAAAATCCAGACGTTCAAGCTGTTTGGGATTTGGACAAGGGTGCTTGGCGCAGTTTCCGTTTCGACTCGCTCAATAGTGTTTCCGCAGAAGTTGCGTAATGTCTGTAATTTACAATGGTCAAATAATTGACACAAATCTGTCTCGCTCAGCAATGGGCGGGACAGAACAAATGAGGGCAAGACTTCTAAGTAACGTTGATGCTTCTCTGTTGCAGAAAGCTGCAATTCACTTTGCTCGGGTTCGAGAAGTCTACGATGACGTTCCGAACATTTTCTATGCACATGACCTGCCAGATGATCCAGAGGCACGGATTCTTGCTAATGGTGGATGGAAGCGCTTCAAGGTTCTTGTGTTCGTTAGTTGCTGGCAAAGAGACGCCTATATTGATAGGTTTGGTATTCCATATTCAATGTGCCGTGTTATCGAAAACGCCATAGAACCGGCAATCAATACAAAAAAGAGCGAAGACAAGATACGACTGATTTATCACACAACCCCACACAGAGGGTTGAACATCCTGGCCTCGGTTTTTGATAAACTGACAAAAAATCCACACTTCGGTTCTAGTCTTCATCTGGACGTGTTTTCTTCTTTCGCTGTATATGGTTGGGGAGAAAGAGATAAGGGGTATAAACCCATATTCGATTTTCTGGATAAGCACCCAAATGTAACTTATCACGGTGCTCAGCCAAATAGTGTTGTGCGTGATTATCTATCTAGAGCTCACTACTTTCCCTATCCCTGTATCTGGAAAGAGACTTCCTGCATTGCTATGATAGAAGCAATAGAACACAAAGTCGTGGCAATTCACCCAAACTTAGCTGCTTTGCCAGAGACAGCAGGAAGAAACACGTTCATGTATGACTATACCGAAAAGCCGAATGAACATGCGGACACATTTTACAACGTCATGACTGCTGTATTGGTAAACGACCTCGCAAGCAACAAGACCATAAATAGTAATCCAAGACACCACATAAACACATTCATTAACAAGTGGACAAACCTTTTGAAAGAAATACAATGACAAACAATGTGATCACGTTTCCATCGCGCAAAGAGGAGACGGTTGAGACTATTGAGTTTAAAGATGAGATGGCTTCCGAAGAAGAAGCAAACGATTTTGCTAATGAGATTATAGAAATCATACATGCCGCTCTGTATGAAAAAACGGGTGAGTGCATGTTCACCGATGAGGATTACACACCAATCACAATCTGCCTCAGTGAAGTGATTGCTGGTCTATACATGCTTTCGCAGGGGCACGATCATCCATTTCTGGAAATTGCTTCTGAAATTTTTGGCGACGAGGTTGACATTCCAGACGACGACGGTTATACTGGTGAAAATGTAAATAATGAGGAACCTTAAAATGCCAATACTCGTAGACTATTCTCAGGTAATGCTGGCTACACTGTTTGCAAACATTGGAAATCATACCAATGTTGAAATGTCAGATGATCTAATTCGGCACATGTTTCTAGTGTCACTTAAATACAACAGAACCAAGTTCAAAGAAACTTACGGCGAAATTGTTCTTTGCTGCGATGGCAAAAATTCTTGGCGACGTGAAGCATTTCCGTACTACAAAGCAAGTCGAAGGACAAGTCGTGAAAAGTCTGACCTGGATTGGAATGAACTTTTCCGTATCATGGGCGAAATTCGCGAAGAGATTGCTGAACACTTCCCATACAAAGTTATTCAGATTGACCGCTGCGAAGCAGACGACATCATTGGTGCTGTTTGTCATGAATTTGGAACAGAGTTGAATACTGGATCTGAAAAGTTTCTCGTTCTGTCTGGAGACAAGGACTACATTCAGCTTCAACGCTATGCGAACATTGATCAGTATGACCCTGTGCGTAAAAAGTGGATTCGTCATGAGAACCCAGATGATTTTCTTGTGGAACACATTTTTAAGGGAGACACCGGAGACGGTATTCCGAATGTTCTTTCGCCAGATAATTGCCTTGTGATCGGTGAACGTCAAAAACCTATGACGGCTAAAAAAATGGAAGCATTCCGGGCCTCTATGGAAAGTATGGATGAGACTACCAAAATTCGCTACCATCGCAACAAAATGTTGATTGACTTGTCCGATACACCTGATATATACAAGGCTCAGATACTCGAAGCATATGGACAAGAAAAGCCCAGTGACCGAAACAAACTGTTGAACTACTTCATTCAGAAAAAACTCAAAAACCTTATCACAGACCTCGGAGATTTTTAATGCTAAATTCGCTTTCAGAGATTGTCAACAAGGCGACCGAACTTAAGACAAAGGAAGAGAAACTTGCTTGGTTACGCAAACACGACGGGGTTCCACTCAAAACAATCCTGAAATACATGTATGACCCAAGCGTCGAATTTCTAGTTCCAAGCACACCCCCGCCTTGGAAGAAGAACGGCTACATCGGCGTAGAGGGAATGCTCTACAAAGAGACTCGCCGTCTTCGTATCTTCGTAAAGGGCGGCGGATACGACCAACTCGACAAAGTAAAACGAGAACAGCTGTTCATTTCTCTGCTCGAAGACGTTGACGACAAGGACGCTGAACTACTATGCAAAATGATTGCTCAGAAACCACTCAAAGGACTTTCTAGAGCTGTTGTTGCTGAAGCTTTCCCCGACCTTCAGCTGATCGAAGACAAGACAGACAATACAGAAGGAAATAAGTAAAATGGCTAAGTCATTTCGTCGCTTTCGTGAAGAACAATACGATGATTGGGATGATGGTGATGACGAATTCCGCAACAAGCAGGATCGTCTCAAAGAGCGCAAGATGAAACAGCGTCAAAAAAACCACGAAAAAATGTCATCCTACGAAGCGAAAGATGAGGAATAATGCTTGACATGTTGCTTAAGCAACACTATGATGATTCTGCAATGACGTGATAATGAAAGAAAAACAATGCGTATCTACCTTGACTTAGACGGCGTGATGGCCGACTTCGACACCCACTTTGTTGAAAAATTCGGCGTTGATCCACAGACACTTGATGACGATGTAATGTGGAAGATGATCAACGGATACCATGACTTCTATGCTAACCTTCCTCTGATGAAGGGAGCAAAGGAAATGTTCAATATATTGGTTGACAACTTTGAAAATGTTACCATTCTGTCTGCTTGCCCAAAGTCGAACTACAAAACCGCAGCTATTCAAAAGCGGGCTTGGGTGCGGGAACATTTGTCCAAAGATATTACTGTCATTCCAATGATGGGTGGAGTGAACAAAGCACTGTTCATGCACGAACCTGGCGACATCCTGATTGATGACTTCGAGAAGAACTGCAAGGCCTGGGAAGAACTCGGCGGAATAGCAATCGTTCACAAGAATACTTCCGAAACCATTTCGCGACTTGCTGAGATCGCGGTCGCGGCGGGGTGCTGGGAATGATTGCTTATGACAATGTGATTGTGACTGACTATGATGGTTGTGCTGCCTATTGGGAACATGGCTTTCATATGTCAATGGTTTCTAAGGGATACAAGGAAACCAAGAATGGCTTCTACAGCATAGAAGACAAATACGGCATCACAAAAGAAGAAGGTGATGCACTGGTAGATGCATTCAATGAGAGTGCTTCAATGCGCAGGCTTCCGCCATTCAAAGACGCCATCAAATATATTCGCAAGCTCCATGAAGATCATGGATATGTGTTCCATTGTCTTAGTGCTATTCCAAACACACGAGACATGTACGAATCTCGAATGGAGAACATCGAAAATCTATTCGGAAAAACTGCTTTTGAGCGTTTGACTCTTTGCGGACATTCTTCGAACAAGCAAGGAATACTAAAAGAATATGAGGGAACGGGTTGCTTCTGGATTGAAGACCTTATGAAAAACGTCATTGATGGGGTTAGAAGTTGGAATGCGGCCATTGCTAATGGATCATCACTATAACAAAAATGACCATCATATTAATGTCCAACGAGTTCACAACTGGCGACAAATTTATGAGATCATAACCGGAAATTGAGACGACTCAAGGCAACTGGAAGCATAAATACAGTTGTAACAGTCGATTTGTAATGAAAGCAAAATGCGGTGTCTGTTACATCAGACACCGCATTATTTTTTTGGAGGATAGATGCCTATCTACAGCGCGATGAACAAGGACACCCAAGAGGTCTTTGAAGTGAACATGAAGTTCGCTGAGTTTGAGCAGTATCTCAAAGACAACACCAACATAACACAAGTGTTTAACAAGTTTCCAGGCCTCGGAGATTCCGTAAGGCTTGGGTTGCGCAAGCCAGATGATGGCTTCCGCGAAGTTTTACAAAATGTAAAACACCACCACAAGAAGGACTCTATCAACACCTGGTAAAATCCTAATCTTGTTCAACAACAGAAAACTCAAAATAGGAGTTCACATGTCAGCAAAAAGACGTCTTACCAAAAGAACCAGAGACAGAGTGGAAAAGGAGACTGACTACCTGATGAATACCAGATTTGCGATGAAGAGAATTGAACCAATGACCCGAAACCAACGTAATCTATTTGAAGAATACGCTGATGGTCAAAACCTTCTCGCAATTGGGTCAGCAGGAACAGGAAAGACATACATTTCTCTCTATCTGGCAATAAAAGACGTTATGGACAGAAACGATTACAAGGAGGTTATTATAATCCGCTCATCGGTCCAGTCAAGAGAACAGGGACACATGCCGGGCAATGACAAGGAAAAAATGTCACACTTCGAAGCTCCATACACTGACATTGTGAACGATTTATTTGAACGTGGTGACGCATACACCATCATGAAACAAAAGGGAATGATTCGCTTTATGAGCACCTCATTTATTCGAGGCTTGACATTTGACAATGCATTGATTATAGTAGATGAATGTCAAAACATGAGACTTGATGAACTGAGAACTATCATCACTCGCGTAGGAGAGGGGTCAAGAATCATTTTCTGTGGCGACACAAGACAGGATGATCTTGAATGCTCTAAAAATAGAATGGACGTATCTGGACTTCGCAGATTTAAGATGGTGCTCGATAAGATGTCTTGTTTCACCACCATTCAGTTCAATGTTGACGACATTGTTCGTTCTGGGCTTGTTAAAGAGTTCATCATTGCTGAAGAAGAACTTGAACTAGTAGCATGACAGTAAGTTACAGTGTATCCAATACCGTAAACCATGAGCTTGTTGGAATCGGCGTAGAAGATCCCAACGTGGGTTTTCCTACAATCTATGGAAATTTCAACTTTGGGTACACTGTAACCTTTTCGCATTCTCTTGGACAGGTCGTTAATGTTGCTGTTACGGCATCATCAGATGTTGCACCAGCAACTGTTTTATCGTCAAACAGCGTTAGAATAGAACGTGACCAAGATGTAGAACTATTTCCAAACGAGAGATACAACTTTGTCACAATTTCACCAACGTATACAAAACAATTCGACTCATATCCACCTGCTCAAGTAAGTCAGGCTGATTCAGAAACTTCTGTATACGATTGGGATACGCCCACAGTCAAAGAGATAACTGGTTCTTATACATTTGTAGTGACATACTTCGATGTGACTAACAACATAAATACAGACGCAACAGCGACTTATACCCAAAAACTTGTATGGTCGCAATTTCCGGGCTTGGTTGTCTTAGAAGAACTTGTGAATAGGAGTAGATGGTAAATGCCGGCGATAGCAGTTTGTGGCGTCGATCAGATCGCAACTGGTCATCCGTGTGACGGTACCGCACTTATTCAGGGTTCGCTTCAATCAAAAGTAACAATAGCAGGAAATCCAGTAGCAGTTCAAGGCGATTTGATTGCACCCCATACAATAAAAGCCGGAAACTCCTGTGTTCCCCACCCAGCAGCTGTAATCAACGCGGGTTCATCTAAGGTATTCATAGGAGGAATACCAGTAGCTAGGATAGGAGACTCGGCTGATGCTGGAGCAGTAATATCTGGCTCATCTGGCGTGTTTGCGGGTGGTTGAAATGAAGACTTTTAGGATGTTTCGCGAGGATTTGAACATGAATAGAAAATACGTCGCCATAGTTTATGATGACGAAAGTCAGCGCAAACTTAGAAAATGGTGCCAAGAAAATGGATTTGACCTAACGAAAACTTATAGTGAAAAAGATCAGTCACCAGATGAGTTCGACTTTCATACAACCGTATTCTACTCAATAAATGAAGCGGTAGTAAAGAATGAGACAATTCCTCTTACACATGGCGAAGCATTTCCTGTAAAGTTAAAGCTGCTCGGAGATAACAAAGACATACCCGTTCTTGTCATTTCATCGCCGGGCATAAAAGACATACGCGAAGAGTTTGTGCGCCGCGGACTAATGGACAAGTGGCCAGACTACATACCACATATATCGCTATCCTATGTGAGAAAAGACTATGACCTGAGAGGAATAAAACTTCCTGATTTTAGAATGAATTTTGGATACTTGAAAATTGAAGATATTAACGAAGACATTTGAACACGACACCGGAATAACATTTCCTCAGCTTGCTGACGAGATTGTAGAGGGTGTAGGCCGCATCTATACAACCCCACAAGGAAATCGATACCCTTCCGTCACGACCGTCATTGGAGCTGCTTCCGACAAGACATATCTTGATAAGTGGAAAGCCCGCGTTGGCGAACAAGAAGCGAAAAAAGTTTCTGCACAAGCAACACGCCGAGGAAGTGCTGTTCACTCTCTGGTAGAAAACTATCTCTGCAACAATCCAGAATACACAAAGGGCCACATGCCCAACAACCTCATAAGTTTCAAGAAAATCAAGCCACATTTGGATGAGAACATCGGAAAGATTGCCGGTCTCGAAGTTCCCCTTTATTCAGACAAACTACGAGTTGCTGGCCGCGTTGACTGTATTGCAGAATGGGATGGAACTTGGTCAATCGTTGACTTCAAGACAAGTAAGCGAGAAAAAGCAAGAGACGACATTCACGACTATTTCATTCAATGCTCTGCCTACGCCATAATGATGTTTGAGGCGACTGGTATACTATGCAAACAGTCTGTCATCGTCATGACGGTGGATGATGGCGATGCTCTTATTTTTGTGGAGAAGACAAGAGATTGGCTTCCGAAATTCATCGAAATTCGCGAAAAAGTTAGCCTGTAGGGCTTGACACTGAGCTAGAATTGGTTTATCCACTACTAGTGGTCAGGAGATGATACATGAACAGCAAAGAGCATACCGCTAAATTGAGAGAACTTCGTCTCGCGAAAGAGAAACGCGAACGCGAAACATTTAAAGCAGTCAAAGCTGCTAGAGCTTCCCTGAAAGAAGCCCGCGTCAACATGATTCTTGCTGCTGTATCCGAAAGTCTTCGCGCTGGTTCGTTTCACGAAAATGATCTCGGTGCTGTTCTTTCTGCCGTAAAATCTGCTTGACACTCTACTCGAATCAGTCTATCTTCTAAGAGTAATCGGGAGATAAGACATGACAGACGCGGAACTAATTCGGGTTGCAATCGACACGGTGAAAGAGTTCGCCAACATGAATGCCTATGAAGATGCTCTCGATCTTGCGAAGAAAGTCTTTGTCGAAAACCCAAACACCCACGACAATTGGGAAATTCTTGATGAAGGTGTCAAGTTCATCAACGTCAAAATCGCCGAAGCCGCAATCTACGAAATCACAACTGGTAAGGAAATCAAGTGATGCTGACCATTAGCCGTGCTACCGAAAACGCTATCTACGCAACTTGGGATTACATCGCCTCCGATGCATACGACATGTGCGAAGGTGACAACTCTATCGCTCTCGAGCTTGTCCTTGATGCAAATCGCTTGACCATGAACGGCTACGCAGAAGCAGACACCGAACTGAAATCTCTCTATGAGAAGTTTGGTTGGGAAAAGGTATTCAAAACTCTCTCCAAAAAACTTCAACTTCTCTGACATGACGAAAGCAAGGTTTGACCTTACTGCTATCATCTACGATAAACGCGGTAAGGTTCTTTCCATTGGAAAGAACAGTTATGTCAAGACCCACCCGCATCAGGCGATGCACGCCGAGAGGGTTGGGCTTCCAGATAAGCAGTTTCTTCATGCTGAGATTCATGCCATCGTGAAGTGTCGCAATCTTGAGAAAGCCCACAAAATTGTGGTCATGCGGTTCGACAAGGACGGCAAAGAAAAACCTGCAAATCCATGTCCGGTGTGCGTCAGCGCGATCATGTCGGCCGGAATAAAAATAATAGAACACACGTGATGCCGGGTTGACTACTGACACGAATCAGTCTAAAACAGCCTAGTAAAGAAAACAAAAGGAATCACNNTGATTATCTCTGATCGTCGCGCCTCGTCTTTCTNNCAAGCCCTCTACTATGTCGCTGAGAAAAGACAAGAATGATGTGATTGCGAATGCCGCTTCTGCGCTTGCTGTGCGTTTCGAAACTCCCGCCACGTAGGGGTCAGTAATCTGACCGAGGTCGACCAACGTCTTGTCCGTTACGCTGTGAATGCGAAACCGAAAGTTGCGTCTGACGNNAAAAATCGTACGCAAGACTTACAAACGTCGCGTCTCTCTGGCTTGACAATCCCAACGAATCGACGTAATCTACATCAGTGTTCAAAAGGAGATGCGCAATGAGTCGTGCCAGCACCAAAGATCAAGAAACCATCAACATCTTCAAAGATGCTCTTAGAAAAGAAGTGTTCAGCTACGAACAACTCCGATTGATGCTGATCAACGCATCGTCCATCATGAATACCAATACGATTGAAGACATGTTGCGGTCGGTCAGTGTTGATCTGACCGACCTTATTGCTTGACAATCCCAACGAATCGACGTAATCTACGAATGTCTTCAAAAGGAGCTAAGACATGATCCCCGACATTGACACCTTCAAAGAAATTCTTGCCAAAGCAGATGTCGCCGGTAAAGAGGCAGTAGACAAAGCGAAGATTGTTCCTATGATTGTTGGCGAAGGAAAGAGCCTCTTCTCTAATGAAATTGACTACTCCAAACCCACCGAGTATGTATCAGATGGGGTTTGTGGGTTTGCTTGGGTTAACGTCTACCCCGAATTCAAGGGAAACACGAAGCTCGGCAAACTTGAGCGGAAGGTGCTTGAGGAATGTGGCTTTCAAAAGGATTGGGACAGCAACAAGAAATATTCCATGTGGGTATCGGCCTACAACCAGTCCATGCAAAAGAAAGAAGCCTATGCTCGGGCTTTCGCGAAAATTGTTGCCACATACGGCATTGACTCTTTTGCTCAGTCGCGGATGGATTGACACTCATGTAGTAAAAATGTCTGTAGAATCTACTTTCTATAAATAGAGTATAGAAAGGAGATCGGACATGATAGAATGCAAAATCTGCAAAAAAGAATGCAAAAACTTCAACAGCTTAGGAAAGCATTTACACCACTCACACGCCAATGTATCTTCGGAAGACTATTACCTAGAGCACATAGGAAAGGCCAATCCTACATGCATCTGTGGACTGTAAGAAAAAGTTTACGGGGTTTTAGCGAAGGGTATACGCGAGTTTTGCTCTGTAAAATGCAGAAGCAATAACATAGAACCGACAAGATACTGGTCTGGAAAGAAACAACCAGAAGACATGATAAACCGTAGGGTATCTAATACGGATCAAGTTGAAAAAGAAGCTACCAAAGTCAAAAATAACATGGAAAAGTATGGGGTATCAAATGTTGCTCAGTTAGCAGAAGTAAAAGCTATACTGTCGGCCTGTGCCAGAGGAAGAAAAACTCCAAGAAAAGATGGTCAGCAACAAAAAATTGTAGAGTCTAAAATTCGAAACGGTACCAACAGACATAGCGAAGATTCCAAGCAGAAAATAAGAGATTCGATCAATAAAGTTTACAGCTCAGATGATCCGCCGATTACATTGTCAGAAAATAATCACAAAAATCACGTGACTGGCTACTTCAATGGTATGTTCTATCGCTCAAGTTATGAACTCAGATTCATGCAATACTGTGACAAAAATAACATAGTAGTTTTTAAGCGCGGAAAATAAAGAGTATAGATGCCCATACGAAGATGTTGACGGAAAAAAGCGATGGTATTATCCAGACTACTATCTACCAGATTATAACGTGGTTATTGAAATAAAACCAGCTAGCATGCTAAAGATAGAAAATGTTCAGAGAAAAATAGCTGCTGGACATAAGCGTCATAACCTGATAGTTGTAGATGAGGCCGTTCTAGAAAACTTAGATTCGCTATTCGAGGAGTTAGCTACTTGAATCTGTTCATACTCGACTTGGACCCGGTGAAAGCTGCGCAGATGCAATGTAACAAACACTGCCCAAAAATGATCGTTGAATCAGCTCAAATGCTCTCAACGGCTCATCGTATGCTTGATGGTTATTCCATCCGAGCATCATCTAAGTCTGGAAAGACACAGGTTAAAGTCTGGCTTCATCCAGACCCAGACATGGATAACGTTCTCTATAAAGCCGTCCACAGCGCTCATCCTTGCACGGTTTGGACAATGGCTTCTGATATGAACTACACGTGGCACTATGCTCACTTCACCGCGCTGTGTGACGAGTATACGCATCGCTACGGCAAGGTTCACTTGACGGATACATTGCTAAGAGAAAAGCTCGCGAAACTTCCAAAGAACATCAAAAGTGGTCAGCTGACACGGTTTGCATTGGCAATGAAATCAAACCCGGAATGTATGTTTGAGAATGACCCAGTTCGTTCCTATCGCGCATTCTATCAAACGAAACAAGAACGCTTCAAGATGGCATGGACCAATCGTGAAGTTCCCGAATGGTTCAAAGTAAAGGAAACAACATGATCCAAATCATCGTAGCAGTAATAATCGCGGGGTCACTCTATCTGTCTATGGCTGGAACTCTTTGGGCGACTAACGTCATCATTGGAATTCTTGTCCTTAATATATTCTTGGTCTTATACTCAATTACTATTGTAGCAGGTTTCCAGAGAACTTTGCTTAAGAACCCAGAAAAAAGGATCGAAGAACTTAAAGCTTCTGCTGAAAGGATTGATACAGGAACTCTTGTTCTCCTTCGAATTTTTCTTTTGGTTGGTGTCTGGCATCTATACACACTAGGTTATGTTCTGTTTGCTGGCGTCGCGGCTACAACAGTCACCATCTCAATTCTAGTTGCGTTTTTCCGTTCAATCGATATGATTGAGGAGAAAAAAGAATGAAATCATACATTGCCTTTCATGAAACGCGCGGCATCTACCTAGGCGTCTTTGCCGGATACGCTTTGTTTAGTGCAAGTCCAATGGCGTTCTCATCCAAGGCTATCAGATTTGACACAGAAAAAATGGTTCAAGAGTTTTTCAATAAAACGCTTCCGAATAGCATTTCAACTGAAATTAGGGCTATACCCGTAGAGACAAACTCCACTGACAATTATGTTGACTTGGTTGACATTCTCAAGTCTGGTCACAAAAAACACACCGAGTCAATGCTTGACAATCTACAAACTTTGTCGGATACTATAAACTGAAGAATCAAGAAAAGGAAATCTTATGGGAACGCCAGTTCTTTACATTCTCATGCGCAATGACCTTGCATCGCTGAATTCTGGAAAGGCCATGGCACAAGCAAGCCATGCGTCAAATGCGTTTGTTGCGCATTTCCAGAGCTATGCTCAAGACTATAACTCGAAACCACTTCATGGCGAAATTCAAACCTCGACCATGACTGGTTTTGCTGATTGGGAAAACTCTACGTCTCAATCCTTCGGCACCGTGCTTGTTCTGGCTGCAAAGATGCCTGACATCAAAGCAACCGTTGACATTTTCAAAGGGCTCGATTATATTGCTGGAGTGGTTCACGATCCGACCTATCCGATTGTTGACGGTGAGGTTGTTCACTACATTTCGTTGGATACTTGCGCATACGTGTTTGTTCCTAGTAAGGAAACTGACGTGATTGGTTCTGCGCTTCTGAAGCGGTTCTCTCTCCACCCATGAAACCAGAAGACTACAAAATCCCCGACTACAACCACATTGGTAGCTCCATTGGAAATGCTTATTTCAGTGGACTATCTTTTCAAGAACTATGGAGCTGCGTGATGTTATCTTCAACAAGAGAAGAACTTGACGCAGCTGTTGACCTAACTATCAAACTCAAGGAGCTACAGAATGACCGACACGAATGATACCTACAACGTTACAGCTGATGAACTTCGCCAGTTTATTGAACGCTATGAACAACTAGAAGCAGAGAAAAAGGATGTAACAGAAAATCAGAAAGAGCTGATGGCAGAAGCCAAGGGTCGTGGATATGACACCAAAGTGCTGAAGAAAGTTATTGCGCTGCGCAAACGTTCGGCCGATGACATTGCTGAAGAAGAAGCTGTTCTCGAAATGTATAAAGCCGCGCTGGGAATGGATTGATGCAAAACATGATCAACGTTCCCGTTGAAATCTCTCTTCTGCTCGGCGACGATGGAATTGACCTATACATCGCCGAAGAAGAAATGCCACGAGTCACTTACGGTCTAGAAGGTTTGACGGAAAGCTTTCTAGAATTTCTATGTGGCGCGGATGGTAAAGTCTACGAAGAACTGTCAGATGAACTTGATACTGTTATTCAAGCATTCAAACGCTGCTTAACGATGCTCGAAGATGCAAAACGATAAAGCATATGCCGGCATAGGCTCACGCGAAACACCAAAAGACGTTTGCCTTTACATGACTGCTATAGCCAAGAGACTCGCAAAACTTGGCTATAGCTGTTACTCTGGTGGCGCTGAAGGTTCGGATAGCGCATTTGAACGCGGCGCAATAGTAAACAGGAAAATTTTCCTTCCTTGGGATGGTTTCAACAAGAAAAATATTTCAAACCTGAACAAGATTCACGGCGAAGGGAGCTATGTTGTTCCTCCGTTCAATGAAGAATTGGTCCGCAAGTATCATCCAAAACCGAATGCGCTCTCGGAATACGGGTGGAAGCTCATGTCAAGAAACTCGTATCAAGTACTTGGCCCAGACCTCAAAAGCCCAGTTGACTTTGTTCTGTGCTGGACAAAAGACGGGAAAGCAAGTGGCGGAACTGGACAGGCTATACGCATAGCCACGGACCACAGAATTCCAGTGTTCAATCTAAAAAACGGTTATGACGACTTCGTAAAGTTCATGACCATGGAACTACTGGCTTGACAAGCAGCACGAATCGGTATAGTGTTTAGAAGTAATCGCGAAACAAGGAGAACTGCGATGGGTACCCATGCTATGATCGGAATCTGGAATGTTGAAACCAATGAAGTTTCCGCTTCCTATGTTCACTATGACGGATATGTAGATGGTGTTGGTGCTGAGCTTGTCGCTAACTACAATAACGCTGAACGTGCTGCACTAGTAGCCACAGGCGGCTATCTTTCGTCTCTGTCCGCTGACTATGAGGATTCTCGTTCTGCGGCTGTTCATGCTGATAAGGCTGTTGCCTTCTTGAACGTTGGAGACTTCCTTGCTGAAGGTTTCGACTATGCTGGAGCTGAATACATCTACCTGTGGGATGGTGAGGCTTGGTTCGTTGCTATGAATACTCTCGGCGGAACGAAAACGCTGTTCGAAGAAGTTGAAATGAATCTTGCCGCTTGACACTCAGCCAGAATCACTATACTGTCAGAAAGTAATCGCTGCTTTGAAGGAGAGACCTATGAGTGCTGCGAAAGAAACTGCCGCGAAACTTCTCGTAATCGCGAACGAATACGGCTGGGGCGTGACCGTGAGAGGTTCCATCCTGACCATCACCAAGTCCGGCATTAACTCAAATGATGATTTTGTTCGTGCTGACATGGAATACTACAGCATCCTTGATCTGTTGCCCATGACTTCGCCTGGCAGCATTTGGGGAACTGACGGTGGTGGCATCGGAGCGTTGTCTGCAATGCGAACCCGTGTCTTTACCATGAACAAAAGTGGTGGTTCGGTTCGCGTGCTGAATGCTCTGAAAAAGATGATCAGATGAAAGGAAACTAAATGGGTCTTGACATGATGCTCTATCGGCAAGGGTCTGGTGGATATCCAGCCGAAGAAGTTATGTATTGGCGAAAAGCCAACGCAATCCACAAATGGTTTGTCGATACGATCCAAGGCGGGATTGATGAATGCGAACCACATGCTGTGACGGCAGGGGAACTGAGAGAACTGAAAATTGCCTGCAATCTTGTTCTCGAAAATCGCGATTTGGCAGACGATCTGCTTCCAACAGAAAATGGATTTTTCTTCGGTTCATCTGAATACGATGAGTGGTATTTCGAAAACCTAGCAAAAACTGTCAACGGTCTTGATGATATTCTAGCAGAAGCATCAGAAGATGAGGTATTCATTTACCAGAGTTCATGGTGATTTTTTGCTTGACTCCGAAAGCGATTCGCTATAGAGTGTAAGAGTAGTCAGAAAAGAGGTCTGCCATGAAGTTCGCCAAGATTGAAAACATTTCTGCCGAGTTTGACGCGATGGTCCCCACCATCGCTGATGACTTCAAAAATTGGGTCACCAAGACGCTTGAACGCATTTTGTCCACCTATGATCGGAAAGAAATCTCCCAACTCGGCAACTCCTGGTCGTCCGATGGCGGCAAGTGGCGGCAACTGCGGACCTTCACTATCATGGTTGACGAGAACGGCGAACCCACAAATCGGTTCACTTCTCGTTACAAGGTTGACCACGAACGGATCGCCAAGGAATCCATTCGGTATGCTCAGGCTCAGGTCGATGCTTTCAAGTTCAAACTGAATAAGAAGCTCGCTGACTTGACTGACATTGAAAACCTGCGGATCGAATCGACTGAATTTCAGTTCAATGGAATGTTCGGCGAGAACAAGGTTCGGGTTGAACAAACGACTGTGCTGAAGTGCTCGAATAAGGGAACGCTCTTCAACCAGTGGCCTTGCCGGATTTATGTGAACGGAAAGTTCATGTCAGAAGCCGCCTTCAAGAAACTCTCTGCTTGAGAAAAGGAAAACAAGATGACTGTCACTGTCACCGAAAAAGTCGTGAAAGTTGTTACTGTTGATTGGACTGCACTCGCTGCAGCCGTCAAGTCTGAAATTCTAACAAAGCTCGATGGAGACATGAACGCATGGGTGGAAGATGCATCTATGCTTTCCATGGTTCTTCGTGATGCAGCGGATGGCTTGGATGTCTGCTCTATGTTGACGGAAGATAAGTGGAAAGATGTCGAAGACAGACTTTGGAAAATGGATACTGCACCCCGCGAATACGTCGGTGATTGGATTGAAAAACACTCTTGCGATTAACATTTTTTCGGCTTCTTCGCGAACAAGAGGCTTGACTTTAATTCCGATTCGGCATAGATTGGCGTTGTAGGACAAAGGTAGACCGTCATGGAACTTTCCACCTTCGCTATTCCAACCTTCCGTCGCGCCACCATCGAAGAGCGCCTCAAAAAACTCGCCAAGAAGGCTGCCAAGAATGGCAACCCTGACATTACGGTTTCCTTCGGTGAAGTCTTCTCTCGCGAGGTGAACACCGAATACGGTCCCATGAAGATTGACTATGTGTCCGTCACTGTCTCCGGTGAGGCTCCGCGCATTGCGGGTTGGGATTTCCTCGCCCGCATTGAACTTCTCGGTGAAGAAAACCTCGTTCACCGCGTTCCCGGCACCGAGAAAGTGCTGGAAGAACGGTTCCGCACCCATGATGGTTTCTGCGACCATTGCAACTCTGCTCGTCGGCGGAATGATGTTTTCGTTCTCGCCAATGACGAAAAGCAGATTGCTGTCGGCCGGCAGTGCCTGCGGGAATTCCTTGGTATTGACGACCCAAAGATGATTGTCGCTCGGGCTCAGTTCTTTGAAGAACTGAAAAACATTGACGAAGATGACGATATGGGCAACTTCGGTTCTTACGGTTTCTACGGGCTGAATGAAGTTCTGGTTCTCGCTGCTGCCAACATTCGGAAATACGGTTACGTCTCCAAGGCCCGCCAGATTGAAACTGGCGATGCGACGACCGGACAGATGGTTTCATGGGGTATCGCTGGCATTCCCGCTTACAAAATTGAACCCACGGAAGTTGACCGCGAGTGGGCTGAAAAGACGATTGGGTTCTTCCGGCGCGATACTTCGTTCGGCAATGAATACATGGACAACATCCGTGTGCTGACGAAGCAGGACATCATCAAGAAAGAACATGTTGCCCTGATTTCTAGTGCCGTGATCACTGCTCAACGAGAACTTGCTCCGAAGGCTTACGTCAAGGAAAGTAACTTCGTTGGCGAAGTCAAGGGTCGCCTGAAAGATGTATCTCTGCTGCTGGAACGGATCATCTATCTTGGCTCGGGTTCGTTCGGGCCTTCCTATCTGCATCTTTTGAAAGATGTGGATGGTAATGCCTTCTCGTGGATCACCGGAAACAAGGTGGAAGCCGCAGAAGGAACCAAACTCACGGTTGATGCGACTGTGAAAGAACACAAGATTTACAAGGGGGCCAAACAAACGGTCCTGACCCGTGCAAAGGTGAAAGCATGAAACTAGAAAAAACAGATAACGGCGTCAAAGCTGGCGAGATTAGTGTTATCATGGCTGGCAATGGAGGCAAAAGCATGACCTATCAAGTAGACTACTCAAAATGCCCCTCAAAGCACATGGAACCGGGAGTTCGGCTCTATGTCGAAGAAGGTATCTCTCCCGGCTCATTCTTGAAAGCAGTTCTCGCTAACGACTTTATGGGTGCTGTTGGCCGAGCGGATTCATCCAATGGCGAACTGCTCCGTGAATGGGCGCTGTTCGTATACAACGATCTTCCCGGTGATTGCTGGGGTTCTTATGAAACCGTGAACAAATGGAAGGGGTTGAACAATGGGGGTGTATAGATACGACTATCTTGTGCTCGGATGGAAAATGAAGCAGGAAATTCTAGATGAAGATTTCTACCAAGACTTGAAACACGAGACGATAGACAGCTTTTTCTGTAGCGATCATGCCGAACAGGGTGAGCATATCATCTATGGAAAATTGATTGAAGTAAGTGATTGCATCACCGGATTTGATCTACTGGAAATAGATGTCAAGAAAACAATCATGTATCTTGAAGATTTTGAAAAGTTGTCTGCTGCATTCCGAGAAGTGACTGAAAATGGGTTGTTAGACTGGGTAGAACACGATCAGGCAAAACTGTATCTATTCAGCATGCTGCAATAAAAAAGGCGGGCATAAAGCCCGCCTTAGTTTTGTGACTCGGTTGTTTCCGAGTTCTGTTATTAGAACAGGTTAGATACGATAACTCTACGGTAGTAGACGTTATTGGTTCCTGCACCAACAGCACCCATACCCTGAAGACCACCCTTAGCGAATGGGTTCGCAACCATGCCGTAGCGGGTCTTGAAGCCGATTTTTGGCTGGAAGGTGTTCTCACCGATGGCGCGAACCATTTGTAGAGGAACGTATGGGCAGTAGAACAGACCAGCGTCGAATGCAGACGAGCCCTTATATCCGACAACCAGGTAGTTGCTGCCTGCATATGGGTCGATGTAAACACGGTAGCGACCATTCAGAACACCAGCGAAGGTGTTGCCAGTGTCATCAACCTGGAGGTTGTTAGAGTTTAGCGCAGGGGTATAGTCAAGGATACCAGCCATCTGAAGCGCAGAAGCGACGTCAGAAGAACAGATAACGATGTTACCCTTACCGCGACGGGTAGCTTTTGCGATTGCGTTAGCTTCTTTTTCGATTTGGAACATCAGGCCCTTGAACTTCTCAACCGACCAACGGCCGTTTGCGTCAACGTCAAGGTCGAAGGTTCCGTCTACAGCGGTTCCCTGAGCACCTTGAACAGCGGAGCTGTAGATGGTGCGAACGACTTCGCGGTTGATTTCAACGAGAATTTCCGAAGACAGGATGTTAGCCAGTTCGGTTTCAGCGTCTAGACCATGAACTGCCTTGAGGTCTTGTGCAAGTTCAGTGGTGTATTCTGCTTTCAGCGCACGTGTTTTTGCTTCAACGGCAACCTTTTCGATTGAGAAAGCCATTTCACCAAAAGGATTAGCATCCGTACCAAGTGTTTCAGCAACTTCAGTTCTCATTGCGGTACCGAAGTTGGTGTCGCCTGGAAGACCAGCAGCGTTTGGAGTTCCAACGCCAGAGAATGCAGTGTTTGCTTCACCGTAGAAAGCTTCACTCGAAGTGTTTCCAGCCATTGCGGTATACTTAGAGCGCATTGCGAAGATAAGTCCGGTTGGACCAGTCATTGGCTGAACGCCAGCAATGTCGTAAGCAATCAGGTTTGGCATCGAGCGACGAACCAGGCTGATCAAGATTGGATCATAACCAGCGGTTGGGCCTGTAGCATCAGCGCCTGAGCCGAAACCAGCAGCTCCAGCACCAGCACCATAGGTGTTGTTGGTTGTTTCACTCAGAAGAGACGTCATAGAAACAGCAGTGCGGTCTTCGCGCAGAGCGTTCTGTGTGTTCTCAAGAATGGTTGCGGTTACACCACGGCGATAGTCGTCGCCGATTGATCCGAATTTTTCGTGGTCCAGAACTGGCTTCCACTTTTCTACTAGGAAACGATTGTTTTGACTCATTTCTTTGTCTCTCCTTATTGAGGTTGTTACTTTAGTTATTTATTATATTGATTATTTCAGGTTGTTCAGGAACGCAGCATAAGCGTCAATCTCAGCATCGCCAGATTTCTTGATAGGAGCAGCCGTTTCTACAATTAGTTCGCCAGCGGCTTCGTCAAGGTCTTCCGTGATTATCGTCTGTGCCTTTTTCTTGAAGAAAGACTCTTTGATTGTACCAAGATCTTCTTCGTAGGAAGAAAGGTCAGAGTTGTCTAGCTTTTCAGACAGGACGCGGAAGCGTTCGACTTGAGACTGTGACAGTCCTTCGGTCATTGTTTCGAAGACCTTTGCAGCACGAAGCGACTGAAGTTCTTCATTGATAGCGATGCTTTCGGTGATGGCGCGATTTGCAGCTTCTTTAGCAGCGTTAAGCTCCTCTTCGAGCTCTGCGACAACATCAATGGTTTCTTCGTCAATCTTAACGTTGTGTTCGTAGAAGAGTTCCTTGAGACCGTCCATGAAGGATTCAGCCATCTCGACCTTGATGCCCGATTCGATTGCAACAGTGTTCTCTTCCATCCACTCTTTGACAACATAGTCAAGATAAGAATCAAGATTTTCGACAATTTCTTCTAGTGACTCGTTTAGAGCAGTTTCAAACTGCTCCTTCAAGTCAACTTCAATGCTTTCAGCAATTTCCATTGCCTTTACAGATGCAGCTTCGTTTACAGCAGCCTCGAACACAAGTTCAGCTTTTGCTTTGAAGTCTTCCGAAAGATCAAGACCTTCGAACAAACCAGCAATACCAACGGACTCTTCAATTTCTGCTTCTTCGGCAAATTCGACGGCCATCTCAGCATTCTTCGTGACTTTGGTTACGCCATCAGCAACAGTATCCGCTGTTGGGTTTACTTTTTTCTTGACATCAGCACCGGTTGGACTATGCTTTGCATCGCCTCCAGCTGGTGTCACCGCATCTTCTACAGAAGATTGACCATCAGCGGACATCTTCTTTTCTTCTAGGTTTTCTGCCATTTAGAAACTCCTTCTAGTTTGTGATTTCATAGTATTTATGTATTTCAGTTTTTCAGTGTGGAGAAATAAGTTTCGAACATCTTTAGAGCAGCTGCTTCATCAACTTTCTTTGATGGTCTGCTGTATGACTCTTTGATAGAACGAATAGTTTCTTCAAGTCTCTGGAGTCTGTCCATTGCCTCGTTGAACTGTTCATGGGAAACGCCATACGAAACTTTTTTATCGACAACCGTTTCAATAGCAGACTCTACTATACCACTCGACACTCGCCACGAAGAAGTAGCAATGTCAAAGTAGTATTGAGTATTTTCCATAATGCCTTCTACAAAACAATCAGGTCCACTTGGGTCAGTCACAATGTCAACGGTTGCAAGATGGAAGTCATTTTGAACTTCCATGATGCCGTCTTTTTGCTTGACGGAACCAAGACCACGGGTTGATACGCCAATCTTTACACCCTCGTCAATGAAAGTCTTGACAATATTTCCCATAGGCGTTCCAAGAATTTTTGCCTTGCCGACGAAGTTAGATCCATCGCGCTTCATCTCAGTGATAAGATGCGAAACTCTATCTCCATTGATCTGTGGGCCATCTGGGTGACCAAGCTCTCCGAGAGCGCGCTTTGTTTTGACGAACTGTTCATTGTAGCGCTTCATCTCTTTTTCAAGGACGTCAGAAGGATATACACGACCATTTCTATTCTTAATGTCGCCTTGCATGAAGACGCCATTGATGTAATGCGACTTAGAGCCATTCTCGTTTGCTTCTATAAGCACTTCGCAGTCTTCGTTGAAGACTTCTGTGATCAGCAATGCCATGTTTGTCTCTCCAATGTTAGTTTGGCTTTATTTATGATTTTCATGACTTGTATGATACAGGCGTGCATAATAGAGTGGTAGTTCCTGCAATTGTATCGGTTCCGTTCTTTTCCACAATCGTAGAAGAACCAGCAGCAACAGTGAAGGAACCTACAATGGTATTTGCGCTTGGACTTTCGATGGTCACCTTAGATGCAGCAGCTGCATATACTCTAACAAGACGAGCGTTATTTACGTTGTCAGCAGCAGTTACGGCGAGTTCTTCGCCAAGTGGTTTAATTATCATCATTACAATGCCTCTCTTGCAAAACCAAGGATTTCATTGAAACCCTTCTTGTCCTTCATCGCAGTCTTCATCATTGCATCGCGGTTTGTGCCACTCAATTCATTGAATAGTTGATTCAGTAGTTTCACATCTTGTTCCTTGACAACAACAGAAGAACCATCATTTAGTTTTGTTGCGCCAGTCTTGAAGTTCTCGGTGAGTTCAACTTCTTCATTATATGCAGCCTTGATTGCAAGAAGTCCCATCTTTGCTTTTGGAACGCGCAACTCTTTAGCCGCATACATCTTTGCCCCATAAAGGTCTTTTGCCTTGTCCTTTGAAATTTCAAGCTTCTTGCCGTTGAACATTGCAATCCATCCAGCAAAATCATCAGCTTCGTCTACTTTCTGCGGAAGGCCCTTGTGTTTCGTCTTGGCAAAGTCTTCCAAGTCCTTCTCAGACATTTTATACATCTCTTTGGATGCACCAAAGAGAGCAGACTTTGGTTTGTCTCCACGTTTCACAGCTAACGCTGCACCTGCCGCCTGTTGTTGAGCCTGAGATACAGCCTTCTCAATCAGTTCAACCTCTTCGTTTTTCTGTTTTGCATACTGTTTAGCCAGGCTCATCACAGCATTCTTGATATCAGCAGGAGCCTTTTCGAAAGACGGGTGGCGAGGTGGTTGACCTGGTTTGGTGATTCGCGCATTGATTGCATCTAAAGCCCTGGCGATGTATTTGGAGTCAACCTCTTCTTTCATGGCTTTGGCGATTGCTTTTCTGCGAGTGTGTAGGTATTCATCAGAGGAATCTACGTCACCATCGTTATCAATATCGTCATCTTCTTTGCCAACAGGATCGAGTTTCTTCTCGTGAACTAGTGCTTCTTTCATCGCTTTGGCGATTGCCTTGCGACGAGCAAGTAGATAGTCATCCGAATCATCTTTGTCGCCGTCGTTATCAATGTCGCCATCTTCTTTACCAACAGGGTCNAGCTTTGCCTCATATACGTCTTCATCCTCACCNTCGTCATAATCAGCGCGGCGTCTTGGACTTCTTTTTTCAGCTGAGTGCTGAGTCTCTTTCGAAGCAGGATGGTCTATTACTTCAATAGCATGCTTCTGCTTGAAGTTTAGTTCGTCATCACTTTTTGGTTGTGCGACTTCTGCAATAAGCTGCTTGAACGTCTTCATCTGTATTTTCTCCGAGTTTGTTTAAATTTTTCGAACTTTTTACTATTTATCAAAAGATTTCTCTGTTCTTCCGTTGTCTCGTCGTCAGATGAAGAAGGTGTGGAGGTTTCGGGATCGTCAGGTTCATTATCCATTCCGGGCCCATCGTCATCAATCCCATCTTGGTCCTTGTAGACGCCAGCAGCCCTCTCCACATCAATCTCTTTTTGCATCTCGTCAATTTCGTCGTCATTCATGAACAGAACATGCTTTTGAACCCATTTGCGAGAAAAGTATTTGCCAACATTCTCTTCGACATCGCGAAGCATAGACACCTTCTCACGAAGAATCTCCATTTGCTTTAGCTCTTCAAAATAGTTGTCTTTCATGAAGTCGTAACGAATTTTGTCCTTGACTTCAGTCCACTCGTCTGGCGTAAGAATTCCCTTTAGAATTACTTGTTTTTCAAGAATGGTATCAAACAAAATAGAGAACCGGACACGCAAGCGGCGAATAAACTTAGAAAAGCGGAGTTCATCTCGGGTCATTTCTGACACGCGACCAAATGAATACATGTTCTCCGGTTCAAGACGCGATACAGGAACGCCAAGAGACTTGTATAGCTTCTTTTGGAAATATCCGAGATTGTCATTATCACCAAATGTTGCTCCGCCACCTGGAAGGGTGTCAACCTCTGTTGATCTGTTTCCTTCGCGGCGAGGAAACCAAAAATCTTCCGTCATGGTCATGAATTTACGAGTGTCACCGACTTCTCCGGTAGAAGCATTGTAAGTCAGTTTGTTCTTGTGACGAGCCATCATGTCAGCGAGATATTGTTCTGCTTTTGCCTTTGGCAAGTTACCAACGTCAACATAAAATACTCGGCGCTCTGGTGCTCTAGTGAGTGTATAGATGATTGTCGCGTCTTCTAGAATACGAAGTTGGTTTAGGGGCTTTATTGCTCTATGAAGATGTGATAAAACAAGAGTCTGGGTTTCGTTCATCAACCCAGAAGTAACACGAGCAATTGAATCCTTAGCGATACGGAAACCAGTGACAGACTGTATGTCGCCACCCGGCTTACTGGTAGATGTGCCAAATCCAGTCTCAGAATACATATAGTATTCTTTCTTGATTCTGCGGAATGGAACGCCAGTGGCCTTGTCTCTGTCCGTAGAATCATTTTCTCGGATCATACGAACTTTTCTTGGGTCAAGATATCGAAGCTCGACGACCCCCCTTTTTGGATCTTTCTCATCGATGATGATGTGGTAGTTAATTCTACCATCAACAAAGAACCGCTGAAAAATATCGTAACCCTGATTGGAAAAGTCAAGCAATCTAAGAATGTTTGTGAATTCTTCGGTTATTGCATCTTTAACTTTTGATGGAAGCTCAGTCTCTTCCAAGACAATTTCAACAGCTTTTTCGTTGTAGTCAATGTTAATTGCCTCGTTGACTATTTCGTCAACTGCCTGTTGAATTTCTGGCTGAAGTGACATAGAGCGATAGCGAGAGACTAGCTCAGATTCTGTCTTAGCAGACCCCTCGATGTCAAGGAAGTATCCATAAGTACCACCTACAGCGGTCGCTTCTACGTTTACTGCGCCGTCGTCATTTAACGGCGGCGCAAAGGATTTAGGTTGTTCTTCCTTGTCCTGTTTTCGGCGGATTTCAAATCCAAATAATGAAGCCATAGTATAAAATCCCCTCGGATCAGGTTATAGGATTGCCAGTAGTGCCGCCAACAATATTCCAAAGATCGTATTGAAAGGTGACTGTGAACTCTTCAATCTGGTCCTTTGTTTCCCATCCCATAGCAATGCTGCTAATGGTTATAGGATGAATACCTTGAAAGTTGTAGACGCGAAGTGTTTGTCCATCTTTGCCATACTGTGTAATGATAGCGTCAGATTTGTATGTCTGTGGTAATGCTCTCGTGTTTGCAACATGTGAGTTGATTGCATTTGACCAGGCCTCCATCGCGTTTCTTATTGCAAAGTCCTCATCGTTGATGATGGTGACTTCCCAATCTTCAAAAGTTCTATCGCCAGCATACTTGATATCACGACCAAAGTATGGAACGACATAAGTACCCAGAGTTGACGCCGGAAGAGCAGCTGCTTTTACCATAAATGGCACTTTAAAATCAGCAACTCCGAGAATTGGGTTATCGATTTGGACTTGGAATAGAGAGGGGCGTGCGCCGCCCCCCACTAGTTCCGATTTGAATTGGTTTATTGAGAATGCCATGTCTTTATCTCCTGTTGTTTATTCTATTTATTCTCAGAATTGCTGTCCAACAAGTTCCTCAAATTCAACTCCCGTTCTTGTTGCGATGAATGTCAGCTCAACAAAGTTGATCGAACGAGCAGGTTTGATGAAGATGTTCGCACGGAAGGTATTAGTGTCAACAACCTGAGGGGTGTTCACGGTCGCGTCAGAAATGACACGGAAATCGATTATACCGCGACGGCCCTGAATGTCACGAAGGAATGGGTCCACAATCTGGCGGAACTGGTTCTGTGTGAATTCATCGTTGAATTCAAACAGTAGCTGTGCAGAAATGGTAGCAATAGCCTTTTCAACTGTGATGAACAAGCGACGAACATTGATACGAGTGAACGCGCTTCCTGTAGCAGTTCCAAGGCCAGTTTTATCGCCGAACAGAATTGTACCCTGACCAGCCTGAGTTATCACAGGGTTTACATCTTTTCCGTAAAGCTGATCGCGCTGAGTTTTGTTCGGATTGAACGCAAGCTTAATAACATTACGCACACGTCCCTTTCTGTAACCAGCTGGTGACTCCCATGGCTGAACAAGAGATGCAAGACCAGCCATGTCTCCGTTTAGAGGAACCCAACGGAAAACATCGTTGTATTTGTCGTAACGATACTTGTATCCAGAATCCATGAACCAGTAGGAAGAATTCTGAAGGTCTTTGCGATAGTCCAGAACGCCGGACAGTTGAGCCTGTGGAGATACTACCCCAACAACCAACGATTTTTCTGGCGAAACGAAAAGCATACAATCTTTGCGGTACTCTACTATGTTAGAAATCAGATAATTAGCTAGATTTAGTGATGGCTTTCCTTGAATGATGAAAGAAACATCAACCTCGTTGCCTTCCTTATATAGGTCATATCCTCTTGCAATTGTTCCCAGAGACACCGCATTTTCGTTATCTCCGTCAGCACCCGAAATGAATGAGTTGTAAGTTCTTGTAATAACCCCAGTTAGAGATTCTGTATCTATTGCTTCTATCCACAAAGAACCGTTTGCCAAAACATCGACATAATAGCGATTAGAACCATCCGAAAACTTAGCCGACGGAGAGGTAGAAAGATTTCCAAATCTTTCGAGAACAGTTCCAGCTTGACCCGTGATTGCTCCATTCTTGTCAACAACTACAATGTGAAAATCGCCAGCTGCTGGTGCTGATTCAAATAGGTTAGTATACTTCCATTTGCGCACAAACTCTAGATTTTCAGCGGCTGTTTCTGTAATGGTGTAATTTCTATTGAATGTTATAACGTAGGTAAACATTTCTATTTCGTTATTAGCACCAACAAAATCGGAATTTTCATTCAAATCTTGAACGACCAAGTCCTGATATCCAGCGTCAGCGTTGCCGATTCTAAGCGTATCACCAATCTTTAGAAGCGCAGCAGGAGCTCCAACAGAAAAATCATTTGGTATGACGAGAGTAATTTCATTTTTGCCAAATTCGATTGTATAATCAACAAGACCTTCGTAATCTACGTCGGTGAAGACAGAAGAATCGAAAAGCTCTCCTTCGAAATTGTTTGATGTTTCTGGGTCGGATACCGATACATATCCAACCTCAATTGAATTTCCTAGCTGACCAACGTGCTTGGCTCTAAAATAAGAAGTCTCAGCATCTTCTACTGCTCTTTGTGCAGAGGTGCTTGCGACACGAGTGACGTATAGAGCATTTGAATACGACAAGAAATCGGCAGCTGTAAAGAAAGTCTCAGCATTGAAATCTGATGGCGCTCCAAATACGTTAGCGAGTTCTATTTCTGAAGAAATTAGGACCCTTTCGTTTACTGGACCCCAGCGAAACACACCAGCAATCGCAGCTGGCGGTGTCGTGATAGCTGGAGTTGTTGTTGTAAGGTCAACTTCTCTTATTGTTACTGATGGACTAACGGAAAAAACCATATGTTATGTCTCCTTTTGACGAATTGCTTTGAGCTTTCAAGTTTGTTTTAGTTATTTATGTTTTACGATGTTTGCGGCAGCAGTCATTTCGCCAATCACATCCAACTCACTATTTGCGCCGTAGGAGAGTCATCTTCAATACCGTCATTTATGAAACCAAATGGGAGCAGGTCATCCTCTATTTCTTCTTCTGTTTTCTCTCTTAGTGCAGCCATCGTATTGATGTCAGTCAAGTCTCTGAAATACGACTGGTCACTCAACCATGCAAACAAGACAAGTCCCATAACCAAGTCGTCTGTTGCGCCGGATTCAGCCTCAAACGAAACTCCCTTGCGAGAAAACCGTGATAACTCTTGAATTGTGTTAAAATCTGTGATAATAAGCTGATTCTGTTCTATGAGCATCTTCACCACAGAACATCCGACCGACTTTACCGTTTTTGTTGTTCGAACCCCACGATCCACATTTTTGCCAAAGCCACCAGAAACGCGTTTTCCAGTTCTTCCGGCGTTCTCGGTGAACACCATGTTTTCGTATCCGTAGTCTAGATAGAGAATGTCAGAAACCTGACCACCAATGTCATTTATCTCAATAAGCAGGTAAGCCTCATTGTAGAGTTTTGCGATGTTGTGAATCGTAGCAGAATAGTCCGTGGACCCGATCATGTTGTCTCTAAATGTACACACCTGTTTGTATGGCATTTTTGTAATGTCAATGACAGAAAACGCTGAGTAGTCTAGACCCTTTCCACGAGAAACGTCAACAATTATAGCATAGGTATGTCCAACTACTGGTCTTTCGTATTGGTAAAGACCACCAGACTGCGCAATGGGAACAAACGGCGAAAGTTCTTTAAGCTTATGACCAGATATGAGAGTGCCGGAGCTACCCAAGAATTCGCACTCATATTCCTGCTTGAATTTTTCAATGTCATGATCAAGAGCTTCGAGCGTTTCCTGTTTCCAAGCTTCATTGCGGCCAGGAACGTCATACCACATAACTTTGACGAATTTGTATCCATTGGTTTCTTCTTCAGCACCCTTGCATGTTTTCCAAAAATGGTTCATACCATTTGGGGTAGACGTCATGAGAAGTTTTGTAGTCTCACCAGATGATATTGTAGGATACACAGATGCGAAGAATTCATCATAACCGTCGATAAAGGCAACTTCATCTAGATAAAGGAAGTTTACAGACTTACCACGAATAGCAGAAGATGATGTTGTTCCCGCGTAAACCTTGCAGCCATTCTCAAGAGTGATGTATGTCTTATTCCATTCTTCAACGCCCTGTTGAAGCCACGCTGGTAGAGCCTCGTATGCAAGTTTGATGCGGCTCAACACCTCTGTGGCTGCATCTCCCTTGTTAGCAAGGATAGCGACCGTCTTGAATTCGTTGAATAGAATGTAATGCAAGATAACAGCGACGGCGGTAGTCGTCTTTCCAGACTGTCTAGCAGTCAGAACAGCAACGCGGCGATTGTTGGTAATCTTCTCCACAATTTCTTGCTGATAGTCATACATATCAAAAGGAACAAGTCCTCTGTCAACGTGAACAATCTTGATATAGGTTTTTGCAAAGTAGATTGGATCAGCCGCACACTTTGCAAATTCTTGAACCATTTCTGGCGTCCATTGAATCGGAGTATCTGATTTTTTCAGATTTTGGTTGCCGTTATACCCAGTAATCATGTATCGCCCTTAAGCATCTTCAACAAGTCCGTAGTTGACAGAATCAAATTGTTGTTGGTAACATTTGTCGTTGCGGCTTCATCTTTTGGGTGAAGTATTTCTTCCTTGGCATACTTCTTCTTTGTAGACATTTCTACAAAGTCTTTGTTTGCATCAAGGAGCGTCTTCATCAACGTTGCAGCGACCTCATAAGCTCTTGGACTCTCAGACTGCTTCGCAAGATTTATCATTTCTTTCAGAGAGTCGTCACCATATTCGATGATGTTCTTGATGTTTGATCTGGCGAGCTCAATGTCTTGCACCGTCTCGTCATCGTCAGCACTAGTGGTCATAGTTACCGGTATGGTGTTACCACTCAAAGCTGGAACCATCTCTCTATCGCTAGCTGTGAAGTCGCTATCAATGGTCATCTCTTCAATGGGGCGCAGACCAAGGGCTTGCTCAATAGGGTCATTACTGATCGCCATCTTCTAAATCCTCTATTATTGTAATCACACCCCAGTCGTCATCAATATCAATTTGTTGGAATGGAACGGTTTCGCCTATACTATCCGTTGGTTCGTTGTTGGCGGTAAGTCCTGGCTGAACAGTAATACCGGCCCCACCAGCAACTTCCATTTGTGGGTATGTTCTGACGTCCACAAACTTAATACGCTTCTTGTCGCGAACTGGACCAAAATACCAAGCCTTCATTGTAAACGTCAAAGTCCACATCAGAGAACGGCGAGTGTCAAAGTCGCCATCATACAAGTCTTCTGTACTTACGGAGTTTAGCACAAGTGGAATGTCCATAGCAGGAACATTGTCAAGGATGTATGCGCTGTAAGTGTATTCTGGTTTGAAGAACGGGAGAATCTGCTCCAGTATCTTTGTGCCGTCTTCTGCATACTTCGTCATGATGTATAGACTGAATTCTATGTTGTATGGAGCAGGTGTATACACAGCTGTTCCTTCTGTTGTTGTGACCAAGTTACGGCTTCCAGTCTTTCGTGGCCCGTCATAACTCATTGACGTTATCTCAAAAGACATTCTTGGAAGTGAGACAGCTTGTGGTCTATCTAAGCCTGGGTCTTGAATAATCTTAGCTAAGAACTTCTGAAATGGGCCGTAGGAAATCGGCACGATCATTCGTTGTATCTCGTTTCCTTCTAGGTCATCGCGAGTGATGCTCATCTTATTGAACAGCGAGCCAAATAGCGCGATGTAGCGACGGGTCGTTCCGTTGTAGAAGTGATTTGCGATTGGCATCTACGTTATCCTATTACCAAGTATCATTCGACCAAGAAACGCGTTTCCAGATATCAACTGCTTCAACCCCAGTTGCGATTAGTTCACTGTTCTGATTTGCTGTCTGAAATCCTTCGTCGGCTATCGTGAACAAGTATGTGCTTCCAGATACATTTTCATAACTATCGACTGATACTGTTGTTCCTCCGACACCATTGACTGTGCAGTTCGTTATCTGTAGATTACCAAGACTCAATAGTTCGGGATTACTTATGTCTGCTTGAACTTGCGAAGTTTGTGGGAAGTTTGTCACATTCGACCAAGGAATAATAGCAGTGTTGCCCGTGTAGTCAGCAGTGCAATAGTAGATGTAATCATCATCTAGAGCAATCATTCCTGCCTTATCGCCTTCTCGTCCAATGCTCGTGGTTGGGGCAGAACGAACACGCAAGGAGCCACCATCTGGAAACTGTAGATTGCCGTCATCCATGAACTGCCATGTTTGAGTGCTTCCACTGAAAATATCAGACACAATGTTTACACCGTTTCCGCCGCCAATCGATAATGTGACGTCTGTGTTATTGATTGGAGACGAAATGTATGACACATCAGAGAGCGGATTTTTTGCTAGATATGTTGATCCGTCACTATTAAACTCCCATCTTCCATCGCCACTTGAAATAGCAACCTGGTTTGAGCCATCACTGATAATCACATTGTAGAGTTCGCCACCGAGAATAAGATCAGCAATCGATTCGTCAATTGTTCCGCCAGCGCGAATGTGAATATGATTTGGCTGTGTTGGGTCAATGATCACATATTGATTGTTTTCAGTCAAATCAACATCAGGTATCAATTTGATGGTGTCATAACCATTTCCATCACCGCTATCAGCATTACCACCATAAAAGATTCCCTTTGAAAGAACTTTGCTTCTATTATGTGTTCTCTTTCCATCAAATATCAGAAGGTCAAGACGATTGTCGTTTATGCTGTCGTCATAGTCGCCCTTATATAGGCCAATCTCTCCATATGGCCTAATTTGATCTGGAT